CTTTTTCAATTGTTTTTATACTCATAATTTGTTTAATTGGTTTTTAATTTATTCTCCCATATCCCTACGCTCATCTGCTATATCTTCTGCAAGTGATTCTGTTTTCTGAGCTTTATACTCATACTCTTCTAATGGTTCCTCAAAGAAATCCTCACAGTAATCGCATACAAATCCTTCTGCAGGTTCTGCATGTTCTTTACAATCTGAACAAAGTCCTTGGAGTATTGGGGCGTCACAGCAATAGCTGGGTCCGTCTTCATTATCTGTATATTCTGCCCCACAGCATGGGCTGACTAATTCTGTCATAATAAATGTTTAATTGGTTAATAAAAAGAAAGGAGAGGCTTAACAGCTCCTCCCCAATCTATTGGTGACTAATTTGGTATCTTCTTGCTTCAAAATCTGGTTCCGTGTAAGCAAAATTCAAGCAATGTAATTTTCTTATAATTGTTTAATAAGTTCTACAACTTCATCTACCTGCTTCTTATTTCTTGGCATAAATAGCACGTATTGTTTGTTGTTGTCCTTAAGATGTTTCTTAAATAATTTCCACCTTAGTGGGAACGATTCATTTGCATAGCCTTTAGTTTCAATAATCCATTTCCCTTTTGGATCTACAAAATCAGGAGTATAAGTAATTGGTCTAATTTTACTACCTTTATTGTATAGTTTTTTAGCTGTTCCTTCATAACATGCTTGAGGATATAGTAATGCATCAAATATAGTAAAAGTATATGCTTCATACTCTACTAAGATTTCAGCCTTCTCTAGTTCTTTATAACAATATAGTTCTAGATTAGACTGAAAGTCATGTCCATCATATGTTGATTTCTTAGCATTCTTAACTTTACTTCGTCCCTTCCAAGCCATAGTTCATCACATTAGTTTGAAGGTACCCTTCCAGACCTCTATTTTTATTCCAGATAAATGCTTGTCCACATCTTAATGTTCCAACATATCCTTGGGTTTTATGCCAAGCATCGTTACCACATATTGATGGTATAAATCTAACCTTAGTTCCCATGTATTCATTAAGCATTTCTTTATGTTTATGCCCACAATGTACTTCCCTAACTTTACATCTACTCCACATCTCTGGTTGTTCTGTAGCTATTAATAACGGCAACTCTTGAGCTTTTTCTTTATCTCCATGAGTAAACATAATCATATTTGTACCATATTCATAATACTTACGTGTATCTAGACTATTATCTATATTCACATTCTTATTTTTATGATACATAGCATCTAATACTTCTCCTACATAGAACATACGTTCAAAATCATGGTTACCTTGCACAACTACAACATCTACTGGTGCAAACTGCGCTAAGTAATCAATTGCTTTCATAACTAAGTGCCAATAACCTCTAAAAGATTGACGCCACAGCATATGATCTTGTTGAGGCGTGCCTTTAGTTGTAGCTCTTGAGAAACCTTCTGAGTTAAGACCATCATTACCTACTGGTAATAGGAATCTGTCTATTTCTACTCCGTCAGCTTTCTTATGAAGATCTACAATTGCTTTCATATACTGTTCTTCTATTGCATTTGTAGGGTCATCAGTTATCTTACCATAATGAATATCTGGTAAGGAAATCTCATAACAAATAGGATCTTTAGACTTCTTATAAGCAATCTTATTTACTTTGTGGGAATGAGTTTTAATATAGTCTAACAGTTCATCTTTAACCTGTGGCTGTTCATGCCACTGATTATGTGTTACTATACTATACCGTTGCTCTCCTTGAAAGTTTTGCCAAAATTTAACAGACTTTACATCTGCCATAGTTAGTCCATTGTCTAGTAAATGTTTTGAAAACGCTTGGCTTTCACTAAGCTCATGTCCATTATCATTATTCATTCTATCCTGTACCCACTCTTCAGAGGTTACAAGTTTTTTACAATCTTTAATAATAGCTACATCTACATCCCATTTTTCTGCTAACCAATCTGCTCCTTTTTTCAAGAAGCCTTTTCGTGTCCTTAATTTTTCAATAATTTCATCTCTGTTCATTTAATATGTTTTTAAGTTCGTTAAAATTACCTACCTTGTGAACCAAGTCAGAAGGGTCTTTAGATTCATATTCGTCAGGCAGGCGTATATTTTTAAAACCATATAAGTCACAAATTTTCTTGGCCATTGTTTGACCCGGATTATTCCTTTTCCTAAAATCATTATCATATAAAATTTCTATTGTATTAAATCGTTCTTTTAACTCACTTATTAGTTTCTCTGTCGGTATTTGCATTTCACTTTGCATAGCAATAGCATTGTAGCCCGCTGCATGTAAACACATAACATCTTTGAGAGAGGAAGTAACGATAAGTCGCTCACCTTTATTTGGGAGTTGGTTATAGCCTTGCACGTCTGTTTTTTTTGTATTGCTTAACCACTTATTTTTTTCTTCATAAGGAGAATAGATTTTATATCGATTTTTAAATTTAAAGGCATAACTAATTGATTTACACGTAAACCTGTTGTTATTTATCCAAAAGTGACTTATCGATTCAACTGCAAACATAGACAAAATTTGTTTACTGATCAAATATCTAGACCAAAAATTTGCATCTTCTTTATTCCAGGGTCTCTTTTTCTTTTGAATAATAACTGGATTTTTTTCAAAAGTCGGAACTGTATGTTGTCTAAATGCCATACAGCCCATAGTAAATTGAACTTCTTTTTTATTAGAACTTAGTTTTAAATTAAAATCACAATCGATAATTCTTAAAGCATCAATAAATGTACAATTATATTTAAATTTAATATAGTTAAAACAGTCGAATGTATGATCCGAATGTCCAAAATCTTTATATAATAATTTACCATTATAAGGAATTATGGAAACAGTTGGCGATCTGTCTTCACGAAGATCACTACTAAATTGTTTACCTAATTTTTTAAAATTTGGACAATAGTACATAAAAATGTCATACTCAGAAATCTTCCCAAGTATGACATTAGTATGTAAATGATCTTCACTGCTTCTACTAGCTATAGCCACTAGAAAGGCGCTTCTTCAGTTTTTGCTGTAACAGGAGTACCATTTTGAGGTGTGTCTGGCATTACCCAGTCATCTTCTTCTTTAATAGTATCCGGTGCAACTAGTCCAGCAGTAGAAACATGAGGTCCCCAGTTAAGATCTGCATTAAAATCAGCATTAAATGAACCATAATCATCATTTAAAGCTTTGATAAATAAATCATCTCTTTGTGGTTTTACTCTTCCAAAATATTTAGTATATACTTGTTGGTATTTATCATCTTTAACACCTATAAGAATTCTAACTTCATTTATAGTTAATGTATTCATTAATGACTTAAGTTCTGCTACATCTCCTTTTACTATATTACTTATAGTATCTAAATAAACTTCATCTCCTGATGCAACATTTGCCCAAGCTTTTATAAAATTAATTAAAGTTTCTTCACCAGTATAAGCTTTTCTTTGGCCTTCTGGCTTCCACCAATCATACGTTGGTTCCGCTTCAGACCATGTAGATTGACCAATAGAATTCATCCATTGATGTTTTCCTGTCTGTGAAACTCTAGGAGTACTATTAACTAGAACTTCTAATCTAAAACTCCCATCCTCATTCTTTAACCAAAATATAACTTTCTTATATTCTGTATCACTAAACGACACATCATAATTAGGTTCTTGTTTCACATTAATATCTAAATCATGTAATTCCGCCATTGTTGGATTTACTGCTATTACTTTAACATTTGTTAAACCTGAAAAGGTTTTCATACCTCCTACTACCTCTTCGGTACTTGCATTACTTTTTATCATCTTTATTGTTTTTAATTATTAATATTCAAATTCATTGTCATCTTCTTCTACTTCCTCAGCGTCATCAAAAGTCTCTAGTGTTGCTTCAGTGATACTAGTTTGATTAGGGTCTATTGTGTCATCTACAAACTCAAAAGATAATTTTCTAACTTTCCTAGTTTTCTTACCTTTAAGTGAAGGATGCTGAAACATTTGAGTTACTTCCCAAGTGTCTAATCCATACTTTTCTTTGATTCCATCTCTACTAATACCATTCTCTAGATCTTCTATGATCATTGTTGTAGTAATTTGTGTAGGCGTTTCTTGTTTTACAACCGTGCCCTCAGTTGGTTCATTTGTTTCAATCATTTTTAATGTTTAATTAGTTAATCTATAAATATTTTTGACCAATTCATAGGCATGGTCTTACCTTTTAAGTGTTCACATCTACTACCAGCTACTATATCATCTAAAGAGTCAAATGAAACCATAGTTTCGTCTCCTTCTCTATATATATAACCAACAGCATCTGCGTTAGCACAAGTAATCTGTTTGATTTTACCAGTTAAATCAAGGTCCTTAACAGCAACCTCTTTACCTTTCTTCTCAAGCATCTTGTCTTTTAAATGTCCAACTAGAATTATATGATCCGCTAGTTTATTCAGTTTATCTAGCCATTCTTTATAAGCCATTCTTAAATATAAATACCCAGCGCCATTTGGCAATGCTAAGATTGACATACCAGGGTTCTTCGTATCAAAGTTTTTACCCATAGGAGTTCTCATATAAATTTGTTTACCATGTGCTTCACACCATTCTTCTAATTTAGATATAGTGTCAATAGCTATATATTTATATGGTCGTCCTTGTTTTATA